AAAAGTTTTAGCTATTGCTAATAAAGAGCAAAGGGGTTATATAACGCCTCAAGAGTTTAACTTATTTGCTGATCAAGCTCAAATGGATATATTTGAACAATATTTTTATGATACAAATCAATTTAATAGAGTTCCTGGTAATAATACTGAATACGCAGACATGTTAGATTTATTAGAGGAAAAGATAGCGATATTTAAAAATATTAAACTATTATATTATCATTCTCCTTATTACCAAAAACCAAGAGAATTGTATAGATTAGGTACGTTAGAAACTGGTTATGGTGAAATAGAACAAATTACTCATAAAGAGTATTTAAAAATCAAACTTTCTCCACTTGCAAAACCTACTTTAAAAAGAGCAGTGTTTATTGATATGCCTAGGGGATATAGGGTTTATCCAACTTTTACAAACAATGTGCATTGCCACTATATAAGAAAACCTAAAACAGCTAGTTGGGGTTATAATGTTATTGGTGAAAACGCCTTATATGATCCTGGAAAAACAGAGGATTTTCAATTACATCCTTCTGAAGAGAATAATTTAATTATTAAAATACTATCCTTAGCAGGTATAGCTATGAAAGACTATAATTTAACTCAAGCCGCTGGACAAAAAGAAGCAAATGACATTCAACAAGAAAAATCATAATATATGGGATTATTAGACGCAGCATATAACAAACAAAACGCAATTACTGGTGAGGGTGAACTTATAGATTTAGGTTTAGATTCAAAACAATACTATAGTGGTGCTGATGGAGTTCAAAGAACTGGTAATGCTAGTTATGGTAATTATCAATTTGTATCTTTAGAAGATATTATAAATTCTTTTATTGTTGCGTACGTTGGTGAAGGTAAAATAATAAGCAAGGCAAGTAGAACTGATATTGCTTTTCACGCGCAAAGATCTCTTGCGGAATTAAGTTTTGATACTTTAAAATCCGTAAAATCATTTGAAATAGAGGTTCCACCATCTTTACAAATACCATTACCTCAGGATTATGTTCATTATACAAAAGTATCTTGGGTTGATGCTGCTGGTATAAAAAGAATTATATATCCTACATCTAAAACTTCTAATCCAGTATCTTATCAACAAGAAACAACTGGTGATTTAAAATTTGAAACTAACACTTGGAAGGTTAATATTAAAGACGCAACAATTGTAGATGGCGCTTTTGTTGTAGATCCAACAGCAGAACATCAATATTATGATAAATATATAGAGTATGGAATTACAAGATCTTATGATTCTTTTGGGAATCGTATAGCTTCAACTCAAAACTTTGTATCAAAAACACCACTCCCGCAATATAAAAAAGAAGTCAGATTTGATTTAGAAGGCGTAACTAAAACGATTAGTGGTGTTACAACTAATAATCTTCAAAGCGCAAACTACGGCGAGACTATAAACGAAAATGGTAACGCTGCTAATGACGGTATGATAATACAACTATTTACAGATCCTGGTGGTATAGAAGTTGGTATGTCTGTTTTTGGTCCTGGTATACCAAACAATACAACGGTAACTTCTGTTGATGGTATTACAACTGCTGAAACATATCCAGGTATAGCGCTGCATATAACAAACCCACAATATCAAAAGTGGAAATTAATGGATGATGATGTAAATCAACCTGCAGTTAATCCAGGTTATCCTATTGTGCTTGTTAATTCTCAATTATATGGAACAGAACTTATATTTGTTGATTTAAATAGCGAGTCAAATTCTTGGAACAAGTATAGAGGGCACACATCTACAACAACAACTAATGATTATGAAGACGATACGTATTGGCCTAATCAAGGAAGTAGATATGGTTTAGACCCACAACATGCGCAAGCGAATGGTTCTTATTATATAGATGATAATAGTGGTAACATTCATTTTGGTTCCGCTATATCTGGTAAAACTGTAGTGCTAGATTATTTAAGTGATAGTCTTGGTACCGATTCTGAAATGCGAATACATAAGTTCGCCGAAGAAGCAATGTACAAGTGTATAGCATACGCGGTAATGTCCACAAGAGCTAACGTGCAAGAATATATAGTTCGTAGATTTCAAAAAGATAAGTTTGCAGCAGTAAGAACAGCTAAACTAAGATTGTCAAGTTTAAAGTTAGAAGAATTAACTCAAATACTTAGAGGTAAATCTAAGCAAATAAAACACTAGCATATGCCGGAGATTAAACATGTTTTTGGTCAAGGTAAAATGAATAAAGACCTTGATGAGAGATTAGTACCTAATGGTCAATATAGAGATGCAATGAATATACAGGTATCAACCTCAGAAGGATCTGATGTTGGGGCTGTTCAAAATTTATTGGGTAACCTTAAAATGTCAACGGTACTACCAAATTCAACATGTGTTAGTGCAATAGCTGATGAAAAAAACAATGCTTTATATTGGTTTATAACAAATAGCGTTAAAGATTCAATACTAGAGTACAAAGATAATGTAATTACACCAGTACTTGTAGACACTAAAGTTGGTACTGTTGATGCTGTTTTAAAATTTAGCCCTGACAATCTAATAACAGGTATAAATATTATTGATAATTTATTATTTTGGACTGATAACGTTACAGAACCGAAAAAAATTAATATAGATCTTTGTAAACAAGGTTCACACGATAATCCAGGTCACACTCTTTTAATAGTTCCCGATAGAAATATAACAGCAAGTGATGGTATTAAAATTAGAGAAGAGCATATTACCGTTATAAAAAAAGCCCCTAAAACAAAGCTTACGTTAAATATGGGTGTAGAAGTAAATACGACAGCCGTGCTTTCGGACGCTACTTTTACAGATCTTTTTGGTAACTTACTACCAATGGCATCAGGGTCTGTTATACCTTTAGTTGGTGCGGGGCTTTTTATAGGTATACAAACAGGTACGTTTAGCAGTACAGCAGGCGAAGCACTTGTGGTTGGAGATGAAATTTTATTATTAGACCAAGCTTCTGCTGGTAGTTTACCAAAAGATTATAGTATTAAATTAAAAATACTAGCAGATCTTAGTGGAACACCAGATGGTAGCGTTAGCGGTAGTACGTTTCCACCTATGTCTTATCGCGCTGAAATTGTAGATGGTTACGTTGTTCTTGGTCAAGAAAACTGGAACGTATTTAAAAAAGCAAAACAAGAAGATTTTTTTGAAAAACAATTTGCTAGATTTAGTTATCGATACAAGTATCAAGATGGTGAATATTCTACTTTTGCACCTTTTTCTGAAATAGCGTTTAAACCTTCTGTTTTTGATTATGAAACTAAAAAAGCATACAACCTAGGTATGCAAAACAAATTAAAAGAATTAAAACTAAAAAACTTTGTTGAAACAGATATTTTAGAAGATGTTATTCAAATAGATTTATTATACAAAGAATCAAACTCACCAAATGTATATATTGTAGAGAGTTTAAAATATAATGATTTTAGAAACCCTAATAATAGCTGGGATGATAATGCATATCAAATAAATTCAGATCTTATATACGCTCTACTTCCTTCAAATCAACTACTAAGACCTTATGATAACGTGCCAAGAAAAGCCTTAGCACAAGAAATTACTGGTAATAGAATAGTGTATGGTAATTATGTTCAAAACTATAATTTAACAAAAAAACCAATAATAAATTCTAGTTATACGCCTAGAACAGGTGTTACTGTTGCTGATGGAATTCCAAACAAATCTTTAAAATCTTTAAGAAACTACCAACTAGGTATTTCTTATTTAGACGATTATGGTAGACAAACACCTATTTTTAGCAATACAATATCTTCTTTTAAAATCCCAAAAGACGAAGCTCAAAACTCTAACGCTTTACAATTTACAACTATAACATCTGCACCTGATTGGGCTAAATCATATAAAATATTTGTTAAAGAAACTTCTAATGAATACTATAATTTAGCTATGGATAGAGTGTATAAAGCTCAAGATGGTAATATATGGCTTTCTTTTCCTTCTTCTGAAAGAAACAAAGTAGATGAAGAAACATTTTTAATATTAAAAAAACAATTAGATGCCAACGTTCAGGTTGAAGAAAATTTAAAATATAAAATAATAGCCATAGAAAATGAAGCTCCAGTTGAAGTAAAAACTAATACAGCTTTTGTTGCTAGTTCTAATGGTAATGGTACAATAGCAAATTTATTTACAGGTGACATGCCTTTGATAAATGATAAGTATTTTGAAATTAGTGAAGAGGTTTGGAAAACAGACAATGGACCAAGTATTGATAATTTCACAGAAACATTAAGTATAAAGTTTAGAGATACGGCTGCTGGTATATCTTCTGATTTTTATGAAATTGCTTTTTTAGAATTTAAAGCACCACACTACAACATAACTTTAAAAAATAAAATTAAAGAATCTGATAGTTGGATTTATAATAACTATGCTAATATAACTTCTTTTGCAGCTTCTAATTTAAACTCTGATTTAACTTTAAGGGTTTACAAAAATGTGGTAAAAGATCAGCCAAAATTTGATGGTAAGTTTTTTGTGAAAATTCTTAACGACGCTTCAACAGAGCGGTATGTTTTAAAAGGCGTTATTGATGCAACATCGTATACGTCTGTTGGTGTTGTTAATTGTTTTTATATATCTGATACAGGTGCTGACACCTATACTAACAGCTTAGTAAGTTTAGTTGATCTTGCTAATACTGGTACTACTGGTAATTGGAGTTCTGACAATAGAAGCGCTTGGGTTAGTAATATTTTAAATTTTAACAACAACGAGAGAAGTAGTGAGTGGTTTGTTGATCAAGTTTATTATGCTGGTAGCTTTACAAGTGGAGATGTTAATGATTCCCACAACTCGCCAAGTGGGTATGGTAAGGGTATATATAAAGTTCCAGGTGGAGGTCCTGGTGGTGTAGATCAATGGTATATGGAATTATCATTTTCTAAAATAGAACCTGATCCTGACAGTACTTTTATTGAATATGGTGGGCAAGGCGACGCTTTATTAGATGTTGATCTTGGAAGTCATCATAGAGGTAGATTAAACGAAGATATTATACAAGATCCAAAATTGTTTGCAATAGGGTCTAGTTCAAACCCTGAACACGAAGACCAGAACTCTATAGTATCGCAACTTAAACAAAATAAATTGTTTAAATTTGTTGGTGATCAAAATAGAGAAACAAAGTATATAATTAACGGCACTGTTTCAATGGAAAAAAGATTTAATTATATGCCTTTTACAACTGTTAGGGATGCAATGGATATACTGGAAGATACAAATATAGTGCCAAGTCATTCTTCTTTTTTACATTTTGGTGTTGCTAATGGTTATAGAGCCACACTACAAGACGCGTGGAATGAGTTTACAGAGTCTTTTAATAGAAGAGTAACCTATATTATACCTTTTGCACTCCATCAAGAAGATGCTCCTATTAACACCATATCACAACAGCCTGTATACGCTCCAGCCGATCCGTTATTAAATAGTCATTTTCTACATACTGACGGAACAACCGCTTACACTAACTTTATAGATACAGATGCACCGACGCGCAACGGAACAAGGGATGGTCATGGGGCTGATAATGATACGGCTAGATCAATATTATTTTTAGATATTAGTGAGGGTGAAGAAGATCAGTTGATTAGTGATAATCCAGCTATTTGGGAAACAGAGCCAAAAGAAAATGTAGATTTAGACATTTACTATGAGGCCAGCGAGTGTTTTGATATTTCACTACACGGAACTACGCAGGAATTAGATTGGTTTAATTGTTACTCTTTTAACAATGGAGTTGAATCAAACAGATTGAGAGATGACTTTAATCAAACAACTGTTGATAAAGGGGCTGTGGTTTCTTCTACTATAGATTTTGTTTATGAACAAGAAACAAGAAAAAGCGGATTAATATATTCTGGTTTATATAACTCTACAAGTGGAGTAAATAATCTGAATCAATTTATAGCTGCTGAAAAAATTACAAAAGATTTAAACCCTACATATGGTAGTATACAAAAACTATACAGTAGAGATAGTGATTTATTAGCTTTTTGTGAAGACAAAGTAATAAGAATATACGCAAATAAAGATGCTTTGTATAATGCTGATGGTAATATAAATCTAGTATCGACAAATAGGGTTTTAGGACAATCAGATCCTTTTTCTGGTGAATATGGAATATCACAAAATCCTGAATCATTTGCAGTAGAAAACTATAGAGTTTATTTTACAGACAAACAGAGAGGTGCTGTACTTAGATTGTCTATGGATGGTTTAACACCTATATCAAAAAACGGTATGACAGATTATTTTTCTGATAATTTAAAGTTTAATACAAAAATAATTGGTAGTTACGATGGTAAAAAAAATGAATATAACGTAACTTTAACTTCAACGCAAGCGACAATTTCATTTGATGAAAAAGTTAAAGGATGGGTTAGTCGTAAATCTTTTATTCCTGAAATTGGCGTGAGTATGACTAATGATTATTATACGTTTAAAGATGGTGATTTGTATAAACATCATATAGAACAAGATTTTCTGGGTAACAATATATCTAGAAACACTTTTTATCAACAGTTTACACCATCGTCTGTAACGGTATTATTAAATGACGAGCCAGGTATTATAAAAAATTATAAAACTTTAGGTTATGAAGGAACACAATCACATGTTAAGCAAGAGATAACTGATGTTAGAACGGGTTATTATAATTTAACTTCAAAAAAAGGTTGGTATTCGTCATATATAAAAACAGACAAACAACAAGGTGTTGTTAATGAGTTTATTGAAAAAGAAGGAAAGTGGTTTAATTTCATAAAAGGTGAAGATGTTGCAAAAACTTTAGATGTAAAAACAGAACAGTTTTCTTTTCAAGGTATAGGTAACGCTAAAGAAATAACTATAGATGACGCGGTATATGTTGAAGATGGAGTTTTAGGATGCACAGATGTAGATGCTCTTAATTATGATCCTCTAGCGAACACAGATGATGGAAGTTGTTTATATATACCTTCGGTTTATGGATGTATGGATCCTTTGGCGTTAAATTATAATAATCAAGCTACCGTTGATGATGGGAGTTGTTTATACACACCAACACCAATACCCGGATGTACTGATCCACTTGCTCTTAATTATAATAATCAAGCTACAGTTAATGATGGATCTTGTGTTTATGATGATACAGCAACATTAGATAAAATTGAAGGTTGTACAGACCCTAGTGCGTCTAACTACGATCCATTGGCAACCATTGATGATGGTAGTTGTGTCTATGTTGGTAGTAATTACGGTTGTACTGATCCAAATGCGTTAAATTATAGTGATATTGCAACTATTGATGATGGTAGCTGTGTTTATAACCTAACAATTCAAGATCTTAATGATGATGATTAAAAATATATAAAATGAGTGTTACAAACAATCCTAATAACTTATATACAGTAGAAATAGTTGTAGACGATTCTGGAAATAGTTCTCCAATTTTGTACACAGCAAGCGGAAAACCGTATTATAAAATTGCAATAACACCAAAACATCTTAATTTAATAGCACCACATTCAGGTTATCATCGTATGCCTTTTGCTCAAAATTTTAAAATACCTGGAAGTAACAATACTAATGGATATTATCAATGGAGGCATACTCATAATCCAAATTCAAATTGTGTACCACCAACAACACCACACGGTATTAATTGTTCTTTTACTAGAAGTCATAGTTATCATCTGCCATCAAGTTGTGGTGGTGGTATTAGTACTAGTTTTAGTCGTCGTTCTGTTCAAGGACCAATTAGATTTCTTAATACAGATTATACTAATGGCGCTTTTTTAAGTGACAACGTACCTGTAACTTGGAGTGAGATAAATTTAGTTGAAGTTTATCAACTCGAAGGATTTCAAACCTTAATCAATGATAGCATGGAAAATGGTGAGTTATTAAAAGACAACTCATGGGAGTGGCAAGTGTGGGATGGTGTAAGTTATTTACCAAGTCCTGGTTTTCATTATTCTGGCAAACCAATACGTATAGATGCTTATGTGTTTATTGTTTATGATCCTAGTACACCAATGCAAAGAAATGAAACTATTGCTATTGATTTTGATTGTTCTGATACAATTGTTGGTTGTACTGATCCTACCGCTATAAACGGTACTTATAATCCAAACGCAACTGTATCTGATCCTACTCTTTGTCAATATCCACCGCCTGAATATACTGTTGAATTAGTTGCTAATGTTGATTATTATGGAGGTTCATCAGGACCTTATACAGATGGTTCTATGTACACGCATAGTAATGGTATGACGTATATAACAATTGATTTTGATGAAACCGCAAATCCTAATGGAAACATACAGCTTGGTAGTGGTACTGTATCACAAACTATTACACTACCAGGCACATATCAAGCCGGAGTTTCAGTACAACATACTGAAGAGTTTTTTATATATCCATCATTAGGTTATGGAGGATTTAATGTTTATAATTATCCCTTTGCAGGGTCACTACAAGGACCTAATGGTAATATTTCTCCAACACCTGGTTATTCACAAAGAATGTATTACGGCTGGGGTAATACTAAAAATAATTTAACAGCGGCTAGTTTAAGAATACAACAACCTTTTACTGGTACTTGGGAAAGTCCTATGTATATAGATCCTAATTACGTTAATTATAGTCCAGTGTATTCTGAATGGCATAATGGCGCAGATCCAACTGGATTACGACCAACTCAAATTGTTAATTTTAATAATTTTGATGATGATAATGGGATTACTATAACTAATTCAGTAACTGTTTTAGAAATGTATCAAACCAGTCCATTTTACGAGCAATTTGAGTGGTTTCCTGAAAAACTTAAAGTAACAGTTGACTTAAACTTTATAATGCCCACTCCACAAAGTGGCACAGTGTTTAGTATACCTATAAATCTTTATCATAATACAGAAAACCAGGGAGATCTTAGCTGGGTAGATCCAAATATTATATAAAATATGAAATTAATAAAAGCATTTGCTATAAACGGAAATCCAATGCCTGGTTTTAAAACAACTAGAGAGTATACTATTAATGCAGACCCTGGCGCTGTTTTTAGTATGATTGTATTAAATGAAGATGGTCATTTTTATAATTTTCCTGAAAATACTATTGTTAGTGAAGAAGAAAGCACTGTTAAACCGTCTGGAAGCTTTTCTTCGACTGCAAATAAATTATCACAAAAAACAATAGACAAATCTGGAGTTTATAATGGTGTTATAAGTTTTCCAACAGTTACTGATGATGATGAATATTCAGTAATTTTAGAAGCAGACGCAGATTCAAATACTAGTTTTGTAAAAGAAATGTCTTCAAATATGGTTTATTATACTTCAAAAATAGAACAAATTGTAGATACTACTTTAACTTTTTCTTTAAGTTCTACTTTGCAAGACGCTGGGGATGAATCTTATGGTACATACCCAAGTAATTACACTTCTACAGGTTTAAGTTCTACTGTAAGTAAGAAAAAATTTAACAATTCTTTTTCAATATCTTGGGCTCTTGCTTTAAATGATAATGATTTTATAATAGCGCGACAACCGGTAATTGATGATTTTTATTTTACAACTACAAAAGATACGTTAACAGCTGGTACAAGTACTTATCTTGAATTAAAAAATATTGAAGGTTTAAGTATAGGTATGGGTGTTAGCGGTACGGGTATAGCAAGTGGAGCTACAATAACTAAAATTATAAAAGGTTATAAAGATGAAAATAAATCTACAGCAGCAAATCATGTTTATGTTATTCCAAAAGCGTTAAGTAGCGATGGTTTAACAATGATTGACAGTGTTGGTGGAACGGTGGTTATTAGTGCTAGTTCTACTTTTGTTGCTGATAGAACTTTAACATTTACGGGTTATGGGTTTAGTGGAGCTAGTGAATTTAACTCTACTAAATTTACAATTTCAAACTTAAAAGTAGTTATAAACCCCGTAACAACAACTACAGACGCGGTTGTATCTAACAGTACAACAATACCAATTACTAGTACTAATGGTATAAGAGACGTTGACACTGTTTTAATGACAGGTGTAGGCGTTACAGCAGCGTCTCCGCATGTAGACACTGTAAACGCTGGTGTTTCGGTTGTAGTAAGTGCTGCACAAACAATAGAAAACGGCCAAACAGTTGTTTTTACTGGTAGTAGTAGAGCGGCAACAGTAACCGGTGATGTTGAAATTCAAGGATATGGTAAAGACAATTTAACATTAACATTAGAATTAGATAATATTTTAACAGTATCATAACATGGAAATAACATTAACATTTGATAAACCTTTCAATAGCTCACTACAAGTAGGGGATACTATTTGGTATACTAAAACACAAAGTTCTGGTGGTTTTAATATAGCACCAAAAGAATATGTTGAAAAGCTAGGTACTGTTGAGTTTATAAGCCACCAATATAGAGCGCACATATTAAAGGTTAGTAAATATCATATTGTTAATCAAGTTCCATCGATACCAATTAATACAAATACTTTTATTATGTTTTCAAAAAATGATGTTGCCAATTTAGGTGATGTAAAAGGTTATTTTGCAGAGGTAAGATTAGAAAATGATTCAACAGAAAAAGTAGAACTCTTCGCAGTTAACTCTGAAATAAACAAAAGTAGTAAATAATACATAAAAACTGTAATTATAAATAGATAAAGAATATATTATGAATGTAAAAAACATAAAAAACTAATGTGGTGGGTACCACTCGCTGTTTCTGCTATAGGTAGTATACAAACTGCTAAGGCTGGTAGAAGAAATATATCCGCGGCTAGAGCCGAGTCTCAAAAAGCTTTTGAAGATAGACAAAAACAACAGCAATTACTAACTGAAGAAATGGATAAGTATAGAGCTCAAGATTTTAAAAATCCTTATGCTGAAAATGTTTTTGAAGATTTAACAGTAAACCAACAACAAGCACAATTCCAAGCTCAACAAGGTTCTCAGCAAAGAGCAAATATAATGCAAGGTCTTAGAGGCGCTGCTGGAAGTAGCGGTATAGCTGGATTAGCCCAATCTCTAGCGAATCAAGGACAGTTACAAACACAGCAAATATCAGCTAGTATAGGTGTGCAAGAAGCGGCTAATCAAAGAGCAGCAGCTCAAGGCCAACAACAAGTTCAACGTGGTGAAGAGTTGTTACAAGGAATGAATGTTGATAGACAATCAACTTTATTAGGCATACAGTTTGGTCAAGCAACTGGAGCTAATCAAAACTACGCTCAAATGCAAAAGAATTTATACGGCGCTCGTACATCAGCGGCAACAGCAAATGCAGCAGCTTGGGGTAATTTAGCTACAACAGCAGCTAGTACAAGCTTCCCAACTGGAGGCACTACTCCACCGGGTGGCTCTGATGATTGGTGGTATAATGATGGTAAAGGAAGATAAAAATATAAAACAATAAAACATGGCAGCAGATCAAGGCTTAATACAAGCTTCATTAAAAGAAGCGCAATCAAAAGTAGGTGTAGACAAGACTAAGTTTTACGAAAGTCAAGCAGCTATACCGCTAGCTATGTCGGCTGGTATGGTCAAAATATTTCAGAAAAAGAATGAAGAAAAGCAAAAAGCTTGGGATAATATTGCTGAACCTGTAGAGGTTATGATGAGACAATTAGCTTCTGGAAGTGAGCAATTAGGTGGTATGCACCCTGCTAATGTAACTAGATTTAAAGAACTTCAAAAAGAATTTAACGCTGCCTACGGTGATAAAGAAAAAGAAGATAAAATAAAGTTTAAAATTCAACAAGTGGCTGCTGAAATCAATGGTTTAGCTGCTGGTTTTACAAAGTTTGGGGAAGCATATATTGGTAAAGATTTAATTATTAATGAAGATGATAAGTTTTATAGTGCTTTTGGTAAAATATGGGATGTAGATGGTGAGTATGATGACGTTAGTTTTAGCTGGGATGAGAATAACAAATTAAACGCTACTATTAATGGAGAAACACAAAAAGTTACAGATTTGTTTAAAGAACTTCATTTAAAAGATGCTACCTCTGTCAATGGAATAGGTAAAATTGGGGTGGGTTTAAGAAATTCAACTGCAAAAAACAAAAATAAGTGGCAGGATGAAAAAGACATTTTTCAAGCCAGTATAAATAAGTTAATGCCTGACAAAAGTTCTTATTTAAATATAATAGAAGACGAAACCCTCACTGGTATTAGTTTTAAAAAAGCTTTATCAACTTTACTTGATACAGATACAAGTAATGATGATAAAAATTTATTAGGTATTTTAGGAAATCAAGATAAACAAAAATTATATGATACTATAGTAAATCCAAATAGTGATAATTTAGAAAGTGGAAAAGAAATAGTTTCTAGATGGTTTACAGAAGGATATGGTAATTCTAAATTTACTGAAGGTGTAAATGCTAGAAAAAAAGAAGGTGATGATACTCCTCCTCCAGGCGACCCGCCGGATGGTTATTTTGGTTATTCATATGCCCCAGATCCTGATAATCCTGGTACAGAAAAACAAATTGACCCTACTAAAGCGGCGGCAGTTTATAACCATCTGCAAAACAAAACAAAAAACTTTCAAGGATCTTCAGGTTATTATGCTAAATTAAAGTCACCAAAAAATAGTGAACCGATGTATTTAAGATATGATTCTTATGAAGATTTTGTGAAAGATAAAAAAGATGGTGATTTATCTTCAGACAAAAAACAATGGCAAGCAATATTTGGTAAAAGAGAATATAGTACTCAAAAGAATTGGAATGCTAATAGATTTATCCCTATGTCACGTGTTATAGAAATAGAAGCTGCTACAAAAATTCCTAAGGTTAGAAAATAAAATATGGAAGAATTAGAATTTGTATTACAAGAATATGTACTAACAGCAAATGACCCTGAATATAACGGAGATTACTCTGTTATAAATAGTAAATTTCCTGAATTAGCTGATATAGATCCGTTTGTATTGCAAGAATATGTTTTGACAGCAAATGATCCTAAACATGGTGGAGATTGGCGTATTATAAATAGTAAATTCCCTGAGTTTGAAACCAATAAGTATTCTTCTTCAGAAAAAGTTGACGATCCGCTAACTAAAGATGTAGATGAAAGTTTGTCGTATGAAGATTTTTTAGCGCAACAAAAAATTAAAAATGAAGAAAGACAGCAAGTAACTCTTGAACAATGGAAAACCGCAAACCCTGAAGCTGGAAAAGATCCTGAAGGTTTTATGGATGTTGTATGGGATAAAGTGAAAATGACACCAACCCCAATAGGTTATACCGCTCTTACTTTCAAGGGTGACATAGAGTGGCAAGACGTTACGGATGCTTTTAGTATAGCTAAGAACGCGGTTGGAATGGTGCTTAACATGACGCCTGTTGGAGATCAAACAAAAGTTAATGAAAGATGGGATAGGGATATCCGCGCGAGGAAAAAAAAAGAAAGATCCGCGGTTAATAAAGCTTACGAAACTTGGAAAAACGAATTCAACACTGATTTTATCCCAAGCAATATAATAGATCCAGAAAAGTTAAAAGAAGTTGAGCTAGATCCTAAAAAATACATTGGGGATGATGGGGAAGTTTACTCAATGACAGGCGTGGATGACGCGTGGTCACTTGCTGGTATGTCTCATGATGATTTAAAAACCTTATTTGGAGAAGACTTAAGCGGTGATGAAGCTGCAAGATTTGCAATTTGGTATCTTGGAAGTAATGAAGCTGAACATTATAGAGAAAAAGAGAAACTTGTTAAAAAGCATAGTTTAGGTGGAAGAAAAAGAAGATATGAAAAAGAAGGTGAAGAACCAGCGTATGAACAAAGGTTTAAATCTAATGTAATTAGTGCTTATATAAATTACAAACATAGTAAATTTAATAATGATTTAGATATATACAAAAAAAATGGAATACCAGAACTTGTTGATGATTTAAACTTATTTGAAAACGATACAAAGGTTTTAATACAAGAAAGAGATACTAAAATAAAAGAACTTGAAGAGATGTATAGCAAGTTTAATAACGGAAGCTTAGAGCAAAACAAAGATAATGTTAATACTTTTAATGATCTAAGAATAGATGTTTTAAATCTTGATAAAAACTATGAAAGCTTACTTAAATCTGCTAATATAGTATTAAGTCCACACACAAGAAAACTTTTAGATGGTTATTTTAAGTTATCAGATGAGGCATCTTTTAATAAAACTTTACAAATGAAATTTCTTGATAAAACTGAATTTGGTAAAAAATTAAATGAAAAATTTGAAGATCAAAAAGCAACTGATGAGTGGTATGAAAAGTGGGGGCTTGGAGGTGTTACAGAGTCTGTTCCAACAGCGGTAAATACTGTTGTTGATTTTTTTGGTGGAACCGCGACTGTTCTTGCGACTGCGAAAGCAAATCTTATGGCTGGTTTAGATCCTGAAAATAAAGAAAGATATCATACCGAAGCTTTTCTGTTTAACAAGGCTATTGAAGTTGATTTACCAAATATTCCTACGTCTTCAACATCGTTTGTAGATCCCGAAACAGGGGAGTGGAATTTATCTAAACTTTTACCTAGTGTTGTAAAAACAGTGGGTGATATGTTTATGATGTCTAGAGGTAGTAGAGTTTCTTACAAAACATTAACTGGGGTTGGTAATTTAACAAAAAAAGGTTTGTTAAAAATGGGTGTACAACCAAAGAACTTAAAGGGGGCTAGTGATTTTTATAAAAAATCAGTTAGTCTTTCCAGTGTTGGTGTTGGAAGTTTACCAGTATTGTTACCACAAAATATGAGTCAAGCATTTGCTGCTATAGATGGAAACTTTACTGCAGAAGATGCTATGGATTATTCTATTAAAACTACATTTGTAGAGGCGGCTATAGAAGTAGTAAATCCTGATTTTAAAATGATTAAAAGAAGTGTAAGTAGTATTAAAAGAGGATTAAAAGATCCAAAATCATTATTAAAAACTTTAGAAAATGAAAGATTAATTGCTTTAAAAGCGGCTTTTGCAGATGTCCCTAAAGAATTATTAGAAGAATATTTACAATTGTTTTCCAAGGGAGCTATAGACATGTCTTATAATAATACTTTTCAAACAGATTTTAAACTACCAGAGTATAATGAGATAAAAGAAACTTTTGTACTTACATCTTTATCGGTTTTAGCAATGAGAGGTTTAAGTGGGAATTTAACTAAAACAGATCAAAGCGGTGTTTTAAGAGTTGCTAGTGAAAATTATGACGCATTTATAGAAGAAATGGATAATCAACTTTCTACTGGGGATTTGGCTATTGAAAAATATGAAGACATAAAAAAAAGACTTGATAATTATATATTAATAAGTGGTGATATTGATGACTTGTTGTTTAATGAAGATGGTAGTGTTAAAGTTACAGAGGAGAGAGCAGACGAGTTGATTAAACTAATAACTCAAAGAAATGCTATTCAAGCAAAAATGGATGAAACAGATACAAACCTGTCTGAAGAATACCAAAAAGAGCTTGATAACGTAAACTCTCAAATAGGTAACATGAAAAATACTATTGAATTTGATAATAGTTTAAGAAGTATTTGGAAAATTGATAGAAAAATTAAAAAAATAAAACAAGATCTTAAAAATAAAGAAATAGGTGATAAGAAAAAACAAGAACTTAAAAAAGAATTAATTAAATTAACAAAACAATATGATCAGGAAATGTTACTAACTCCTGAGTATTCTATTGATGGTAAAACTTACAATACAAAAGAAGAGTTTTTAAAAAGAATTAGAGCACATAAAAATAATGGTGATTTTAAAAAAGGTAAACAATTAAATATTAAAGTTAAAAATAATTTTAATATAGAAAAAGAAGCTTATAAAATCATGGGTAAATATGCTCCAAAAGAATCTCAAAGTAGAGTTGTTATGAGTAACGCTAAGGCGATGAGAATAGTTGATTTTATAAATAACAGATCACAATTTGATATCGAGCAAGAGTTAAGAAAAGAAGAGTTAAACGAAAAGAAAGATCCTAAAAAAATACAACAACTAAAAGACGCTTTAAAGTATTTTGAATTAAAAAGAGCTAATTATAAATTTGGTGAAAAAGGATTTTTAGTTCCAAAGACAGTTGCCAAATCTACGTTTAAAGACAAAAAAGAATTAAGGTTAAAAGACACTGATGCTAAACTTCAAAAATCAATTGCTTTTGTTGAAAAGTATGGTAAAGAAATTGGTGGAGATACTAAGGTTATAAAGACAGAAAAAAAGTTTGATGCTTTAATGAAAAAACTTGGTATTAAAGGTACTAAGGGCATGGACGGGTTTTTTGATCCAAATACAAAAATATTTTATATTAATAAGGAAGTTGCAAAAACCACAGAAGCTGTTAATGTTGGTGCGCATGAACTATTACATGGTATAATGTGGTCAACACTTAATGGTCCTTTAAGAACAATAAAAGATTCCAATAATAAAGATGTTGAGGTTAATATTACTAAAGACGGTTTAAAACTTGTTAAGCAATTTATTGAGATTATTAAAGAAAATTCTCAATTTAAAATTATTCAAGAAAGGATAGACGATGCGTATAGATACAATGAAGATGGTAGTGAAAAAGAATTAGAAGAGTACGCTGAAGAATATATAAATGTTTTTGTTGATGCTTTAAACCCATCTGAAGGCCAGCCAGCTATTAAGTTTGAAGAAAGTTTATTTAGAAAATTAATAAATTTATTTAAAAACTTTTTTAAACCAAAAGGTTTTGTAAATTTAGAATTTGAGGATGGTAGAGCTTTGTATAACTTTTTAAAAGCATACGACAGCGATAGAGTTGCTGGTAAGTTAAGAAAAAGTATTATTGATTTTGGCAAAAGAAGTTTAAAAAGAAAAACAGAAGGTAAAATACAAACCTCTAAAACACCTTCTAAAAAAACTCCAGAAGAGTTAGCTAAAATAGTAAAGAAGAAGAGAGGTTCTAGAAAAAGTATTGATGAAGCTGAAAAAGAACTTATAAATCAATATGAAGCCTTATCTATAGATGCTTTAAAATACAGTGAAGAAAAAGGTGATATACCTAGAAAAAATGTTATATCTGCTATTTCTGTTTATTTCCCAAGTATATTAAAAAATTATGATCCTAAAAAAGGTAAGTTTTCAACTCATGTTTACAATAACATAGCTCCTAAAAACGACACTATATTTGAAGAGGCTAAAATACTTGCAATACGTGACGGTGTTAAACTTGATGATCCTAGTGTAAGAGATCTTGCTGGTGATGTAAACGATAAAACAAACACACAAGATACTTTTGTACAAAAAATAAACATGCTTACTGATTTTGCTATTGTGTCTAAGATTGCAAATAAAATAAAGTCTTTAGTAAAAGTAAAAGAAGGTGATACTTTTAAACAAGTGATAGAAAAATATGCTGGTAAAGTTGGAGAACTTATATTTGATATACCTGTTAAAAAAATTATGGAGGGTGGTGCTAATTTAACTGCTGTTACAGTATATGAAGAAGGTATGCCAATACCCGCTGAAGCTCAAAGTATACAAAGAGTTTTTAGTGCAGGAGAAAATACTAGTAAGTTTATTAAAACATTACCATTACTAAACGTTGCTAGAAAAACAGCTGATATAAATAAAGTTGGTGAAAATATAGACGTATCAAGAGATGTTTACGGTAGAGCTATTGGTTTAAAAGGTTTAATAATGGATTATTTTTACGAAGATTATGTTGATCCAAAAGCCATTAGCAAAGAAGCTAAAATTAAAAAAGAAGCTGAAACATCTCCTAGTGGTAGAAGTTTAGGTCTAACAACTCAACCAGACGTAAAAATATTAAAATCAGAGTTTAGAAATCCAACGCCTGAAACTATTGAAAAGTTTAAACAAGATTTAGGTATAACACCTAAACTTCAGCCAAATGTGTATAGCAGAGATATTGGTCAGTTATTAAAAGGCGCTGCAAAAACACTTTCAATTGGTGTGGCTTTATCTGGTGCTCAAAGAGGTTTACAAGCTAAAACAGAAGCTGCACCTGTAGAAAAGAAACAAGCTTTAAAACAACAAACAGCTGACATTACAGCTGGGCAAAGTAAAATTGCTTTTAGTAAAACTACTCTTAAAAATTATTATGAATTACCTATAGAAGCTATTGCAAAGCTTATAAACGTTGAGTTAGCTAAAAAAACTGATATTTTATACCCAGACGGTAGAACAGATAGTGAAGGAAGCAAAACTTTTAGATCAAGAGATTTGAAACAAGATTTGGTTATTAACGGTAAAAAAACTGGAGAAACCATAGAAGAAGGTGGTATTAGAGTTATACAAACTTTTCTTAATCAAAATCCAGAATTTAGAAGTTTAATAAGAAGCACTACTACTGGCGGTAACAACTCATCTGGAGGTTTCTTTTTAGATGTTAAATACTTTGATCAATTGTTTCCAAAAACAGACGTTGAGCAAGTTGGTAAAAGAGATTCATATACAAATAAAAAGAAAGGTGATCCTAATAGAGGTGGTTTTGATAAAAATTACTTAAAGGATTATGATAGTTTAAGTGAAAATAAAAAACTTGGAATACTTTTTGATATCTTTAAAGGCATAGAGATTCATTTAAACAAGTCTCCTGAAGCAAAAAATGACCTTTGGATGTTTGCAGAAATACTTTTAGATACTAGTAAACATCAAAATACTTTTACTAGAATTTTAGCTCCTTTTAGTTTTTATCCTGTAAACGCAAATAACAACGCTATTGTTAATCAAAAAATTACTGAAGAACATACAGATCCTCAGAATTTAATTGGTAAAGCTTTATTGTTAGGGGCTTTTAATGGAAATCTTGATACAGTTTGGCAGGTTGTTGGTAAATCTTATATGCAAGGAGCATTGTTAGAAGTTCATAATGACATGCTTTTAGCCGCGGGGTTAGAAAAAAGTATGCCCGACGTTTATTACGATAAAGTTGTTCCTAGATTAATAAGTGGTGATTTAAACATACCAAATGGATATGCTTCTCTTGTAAGACTTGCTATTGCTGGTATTGATCCAAACGCGTATTCTTTAGCTGGAGTTAAAATGACTATTGCACAATATTTTGGCGTTGATGGTATTAAAGACCCTGAAACTGGTTTAAACGATATTACTAGACAAAACGAATTAATTGTAGATTTTTTAACTGGAGATGTAACTAAAAAAGAAATACAACAAATTAAAAAAGTTAAGTATAATAAAAACGTTAAAAAGGTAAAAAAACTTAACAATGCCATAAGCGGTTCTAGGACGGTAAATCCGGCTAAAGGTATTACGGTGTTAGATTTTGATGACACATTGGCTACAACTAAATCTTTAGTTAAATATACAACGCCTGATGGTGTTATTGGAACATTAAATGCTGAAGAATTTGCAAATACATATCAAGATTTATTAGGACAAGGATATACATTTGATTTTTCTGAGTTTAATAAAGTTGTAAAAGGTAAGTTAGCACCATTGTTTCAAAAAGCTTTAAAATTACAAGGTAAGTTTGGACCAGAGAATATGTTTGTATTAACAGCAAGACCACCACAAGCGGCTAAAGCAATACACGACTTTTTAAAAGCTAATGGTTTAAATATACCTATAAAAAATATTACTGGTTTAGCAAACTCTACAGCAGAAGCTAAAGCGCTTTGGATGGCTGATAAAGTAAGTGAGGGTTATAATGATTTTTATTTTGCTGATGATGCTTTACAAAACGTTCAAGCTGTAAAAAATATGTTAGAGCAATTTGATGTTAAATCAAAAGTTCAACAAGCAAAAATTCAGTTTAGTAAATCAATAAACGATCAATTTAATGATATACTAGAAAACGTTATTGGTATTGAGTCTGAAAAAAGATTTTCAGCTATTAAAGCTAGAAAACGTGGAGCTAGTAAAGGTAAGTTTAGGTTTTTTGTACCACCATCTCACGAAGATTTTGTAGGATTGTTGTACAACTTTATAGGTAAAGGTAAAAAAGGTAATGCTCATAGAGACTTTTTTGAACAAGCTTTGGTTAGACCATTAAATAGAGCTAATAAAGAATATGATACAGCAAGACAATCAGTTGCTAACGATTTTAAAGCGTTAAACAAACAGTTTAAAGATGTTAAAAAGAAACTTACAAAGAAAACTCCAGATGGTGATTTTACATATCAAGATGCTATAAGAGTATATTTATGGAATAAACATGGTTATAAAATACCTGGGTTAACTCCAACAGACCAAGTAAAGTTAAGTGATTTAGTTGAAAATGATGCTGACTTAAAGGCTTACGCAGAGGTTTTAAACGTTATATCAAAACAGGACAATTATGTTAACCCTACAGAAGGTTGGGATTCTGGAGATATTCGTATGGATTTAGATGATGCTACAGGTAGGATTGGTAGAGCACAGTTTTTTAAAGAATTTATTGAAAATGCTGACATAATATTTTCTACAGAAAATTTAAACAAAATAGAAGCTGGTTACGGTAAAGGTGTTAGAGAAGCTTTAGAAGATATGCTTTATAGAATTAAAACCGGTACAAACCGACCGTCTGGCCAAAACGCAATGGTAAACGCGCTTATGAATTGGGTTAATGGCTCTGTTGGAGCTGTTATGTTTATCAATATAAGATCTGCTTTGTTACAGCAAATGTCTATAGTTAATTACATTAACTTTGCTGACAATAATATATTTGCTGCGGCTAAAGCTTTTGCAAATCAAAAACAATACTGGACTGATTGGGCTTTTATATTTAACTCAGACATGCTTAAGCAAAGAAGAGGTGGTATACAGACAGATGTTAATGGCGCTGAACTTGCAGCTGACATGCGTAAGTCTAAAAATCCTAGTAGGTTTTTAATATCTAAATTATTAGAGCTAGGTTTTTTACCTACGCAAATTGGTGATAATATCGCAATAGCAACAGGTGGTGCTACTTTTTATAGAAATAGAATTAATACTTATTTAAAACAAGGTTTAAGTCAAAAAGAAGCAGAGGCAAAAGCATTTACAGATTTTCAAGACATAACACAGTCAACACAACAGTCTGCAAGACCTGATATGGTTTCACAGCAACAAGCTTCTGTAATTGGTAAAATTATATTAAACTTTCAAAATGTTACGTCTCAGTTTAACAGGTTAGGTAAAAAAGCTTTTTTAGATATAAAAAATAGAAGAATAACAAAACCTAACACAACTCAATTACAAAGTGATATATCTAACGCTTCTAGAATAACATATTATTTTGCTGTGCAAAATTTAATATTCTATACTTTACAAACAGCTTTGTTTGCTATGATGTTTGATGATGACGAAGAAGATAACAATAATTTATTTTTAAAGAAAAAAGAAAGATTAATAAATGGTAGTATTGACTCTGTGTTAAGAGGTAGTGGTATAATTGGCGCTGTTGTCGCTACTTTAAAAAATGTTGCTATTGCTTTTGCTAGGCAAAGAGATGTTGATTACAACCCTGATGAGGGTGCTGTTTTAATAGAAGCTTTAAACTTTTCACCTGTAGTAGGTATTAAAGCTAGAAAAATATCAAACGCTGAAAAAACCCTTAATTATAACAAAAAAGTTATAAAAGAAATGGAAACTTTTGATATTGACAACCCTCAATGGTCGGCGGTAACAAACTATATAGAGGCTTTTACTAACGCACCACTGAACAGGTTGTATAATAAAACACAAAACGTAAGGCAAGGTTTAAGCAATGAGCACGCTGCTTGGGAAAGAACTTTATTGTTTTTAGGTTGGAGTCAATATAACCTTGATCTTGAAAACAAAAAGATGGATGCTATAAAAGAAAGTACTAAATCAAAAGGCCAAAAGAAAAAAAGAAAAACAAGAAAAACAAGAAAAACAAGATAATATGAAAAAACTAATACTGGTGCCGCTAATGTGTATAGCAATAATTTCTAACGCACAATTTAATGATTATTTGAAAAAGACTTTTAAGTTCTCTACGTTTTATGCAGCGGCTAATGGTGGTACTTCTGTTTCTGATGTGGATGTTTTCTCTGTTACAAACGGTTTAGAAACATCGACAGTAAAAACTCCGTACGACTATAATTTATCTCTTGGTATACGTAAAATCGCTAGATTTGGATATGAAAACAAAGCACAAACATTTTACGATGGTACTGAAAATTCCTGGTCAGATGGTGCTAACATAGGTAAAGTACATGGGCTTGAATTCTTATTTGAAATAGATTATAAAAGACAACAAGGTAATGAATATTTAGACCAACATCATTTTATTAGATTTGTAGAAGACAAGTACAT